AAACTTTAGTCCCTTGTTTTTACGGATATTGAATAGGCACCAGCGGCATAGCACCAGATACTAATCTCAAAGATATCTCCAGCGGAAACACTGATTGAAGTACCGGACATCGAAGTGAACGCCCCGGTATTGGGTATCGGCTGTGTGAATGCCGCCGATGCGACGCAACGGATATACAAATCATTACCCACTGACATTCCGGAAGCAAGGCTGATGTTCGTGGCAGAGCCCAAACTTGCAGTGATACTTCTCTTGGAAATCGGCAGGGAGGTCAATGTCGTGACCGTATTCACACCGGTAACTGTCGGGTCACCGACACCTTGCGGACCTTGTGGCCCAGTTGCACCCGTTGCTCCCTTCAAGTTCTTGAAGGCAAAGGCAAAGGTACGGGCCTGAACTGTTCCTCCAGGGGTAACGGTCACTGATGGAGTACCGACATTGGAGTCTACCGTAGCAGTGGCACCGGTGATGCTTGCACTCGCTCCGGCAGGGCCTGTCGCACCGGTAGCCCCCTTAAGATTCTTGAAGGCAAAGGCGAAAGTACGGGCAGAAGCAGTACCACCAAGAGAAACTGTTACCGCTGGAGTGCCGACATTAGTGTCTATTGTTGCGGATGCACCGGTAATGGCGGCACTTGTACCTGCTGTACCGGCAGGCCCTTGAATACCTTGTGCACCGGTATCTCCTTTATCACCCTTAGGGCCTTGTATCCCTTGTGGCCCGGTTGCACCGGTTGCCCCCTTCTCGCCTTTTGGACCTTGCGCTCCCGTATCGCCCTTCTCGCCTTTATCGCCCTTTTCGCCTTGCAATTGTCCTTGACTTTGCCAATCACCATTATACCAGGCATAATATGTATAAGGCAATGCAGTTCCAACGGAATAGAAACCAGTGATGTTTGACCCGTCAGGTACAGCAGCGCGCAGGTCAGCAAGTGTATCATGCCTTCCAAGAAGAGTGAATGTATCTCCCGGTTTACCTTTAACATAGATATCCGTCTTAACGTACTTTTTAGTGCCCTTATCCCATTGGTATACATAATGGTCTGCACCGATATAGGTAGGATGTTCTGCCGTATCAGTAGCACTCGCAGTGGCCGTTTCCGTATTTTTCTTGAGGGTAGCAAATTCAGTAACACGGGCAGTTTCCGCAGTGGCACGGTCGCTTTCAGCATTTACGCGTCCTGTCTCGGCTACCTGGCGGCTTGTCTCTGCACTTTTACGCGCATCCTCAGCTGTAATGCGGACAGTCTCGGAAGTAACACGCTTGTTTTCAGCCGTCACACGGGAACTTTCTGCTGTAACACGGTCTCTTTCGGCGTTGGCACGGCTCGCTTCGGCTTCCTGGCGTCCGGACTCGGCAGTACCCCGGGTAGTCTCGGCAGCTTTACGTCCGTCCTCGGCACTGACACGCTCGGATTCTGCATCTGCACGTCCGGATTCTGCTGTGATACGGGTAGTTTCGGAAGTCTGCCTTATAGTTTCAGCCCTGCCCCGCTCTGTCTCGGCTGTCTTCCGAGTACCTTCAGCCGCCACACGGTCTTTCTCCGAATTGATACGCGTGGATTCAGCCGATATGCGAGCACTTTCAGCAGAGGCACGCTTTGATTCCGCATCCTTACGCAGGTTTTCTGCAGAGACACGTCCCTCCTCGGCCTTACGTAGCTCTTCGGCAGCTTCCCTGGCGGGAGCGGACAACAGCTCTAGGGGAGCTTCGACGACCGACTCCTCCATACCGGAAAGGCGAAGTGCAGGCAGGCTCACAATGTCATCCAGAGAATTGACTATCTCAATATCACCGACACCCTGGGAATCTGCCAAGAGGGCTTTCCTGACCTCCTCGACAAGTTGGTTGAACTGGTTTGAATCCAATACCATACCATGTAGTTTTAAGGGTTGACCGAGTTAAGACGGTTAATTATGGCACGTTTCACCGCGGCTATGAGCCGGGAGTTCTTCACCACAAGTTCAAGGGCCTTGCAGTATCGCTCCGGAACCTCCACCGCATCGGTCGAGTAGTATATTTCCTTGGCCAGTTCCTCAAAGCCGATATCCAGCAGAATGCTGCCGTTGTACATCATCTCGTTGCCGACGGTCTCGGCAGTGTCGAAGGTCTGTCTACCGCCTTCGAAGGAGGTCTGCGCCTCGATTTTCTTAAAGTTGATTTTCATATTCAATATATTTAAATTGGTTGTTAGATATTCATCCAAGACAGATACCAGTTCCCCGAAACCCTCTTCATTACATGCCATTCATATCCCTTGATATTTGTACGGCTTGAGGCATTGGCGAATGTTCCAGCTGAAAAACTGATGGTATTTCCATTTGGCATCACCCATATCTCATGCCCGTCAGCAGAGGAAGGGAGGGTTATGGTACTGTTGCCCAAAAACAGTAAGGTATGGTCGATGGGCCGAATACTGTAGCGTGTGGTGGAGGAGAAGATAATATCGGTATTCCGGTAGACACCTTGCGTCCTCACTTGTCCAGTTATATCCAGGGTACCGGACGGTGCATACATTCTGCTTACCATCACGTCGCCACCGAAATAACTCTCACCGGCAGATACATGCAGGGCCCTATTGCGTCCCGGAATGGTTGCCGATATGGTGACTATTCCTTTGGAACTCGTATATCCCGCTTCGTCGGCACTATAGTGGTAGGGCCTTATCTGGACGGTATTGATACCACCGTCCGACACTATCGCATGCAGGTAGTAGCTCTTTCCCAGCTCGAATTGTGTGGTACCGTCGGTAAGGTCGGTCACGAACGCCTTCGGGTTGGTTGATATGCCGTTACCATGAAGATACAGACTGTCACCAATCCGACCGCTTGACGCGTTTATCGTACCGTTGGCTGTAATATCATTTAGAACGGCATCCGTGCCGGAAATATTCCCCTTCAACGTGAGGTTGTTGGCGATGATGTCGTTCAATATGGCGTCAACACCTGAAATATCGCCTTTCAGGACAAGATTATTGGCGGTGATGTCATTCAGCGTAGCGTTGGCATCGGATATGTCACCTTTCAGGACAAGATTGTTGGCGATGATGTCATTCAAAACTGCGTCCCTGCCCGTTATGCCTCCTTTCAAGGTGATGTTGTTGGCGGTAATATCATTTAGAGTAGCCCCCGTTCCGGTAATGTTGCCTTTTAACGTGAGGTTGTTTGCCGTGATGTCGTTCATCGTCACACGCCCGTTTGTATCGACCACGAAACTGCCGTTGATGATGGTCTTGCCCGTAAAGTTTATCTGGTCAGCCTGGATGGTCGCATTCGAAATGAGTTCTCCTGCTTCATTCCGGGTTATGAAGAAGTTGAGCTCGGCGCGTTTCACAAGTCCGGTCTCCGTCACCTGTTCCGCGAACAAGGAGGCAAAGTTGGAGGTCATGACAAGACCGGCCTTGCTGATATTGGTTATGTTGCCGTCCTCGTCGAAGCTCACTTTCTCCACAAGCTGGTTTATCCGGTCGCTTGTCTGGGTGATAGCCGACGAATGCCGTTCCACCACCCCCTGCAGACTGCTTGTGGCGCTCACCATACCCTCTATTTTCTCGGCTGTGACGTGGAAGCTGGAGAGGTGCTTTTCCAGCTTGCCGTCAAGGCCGGCCATGGATGAGGAGAATTCAGCACGTAACCCGCGTGCGGACAAATCGATAGCGGAGGTATAGGCTTCCGTTATACGGTTCTCTGTGTCCGTCAGGTCTTCTGTGAATTCCGCTTCAAGGTTGCGGGCGGTCAGCAGGAATTCACTGTGATACTCCTCAAGTCTGCCAGCGGTGCTCCTTATCTCGTCAAGGTTCGCTTGAATCTTCTTGTCCGTAGCCTCGAACCGCATATTGAACTCTTCCCGCAAGTCGGCAAGACGGTCATCCACCAGCGTCAGGGAATGAATGAGGATGTCACCGGTGAAGGACAGACGGAAATCGCCGGTACCGTTCCACTTGCCTGTTATCTCCATCTGCTTGAATTCAGTGCCGGGATACAGCTCCTTTGAGAAGGCAATCGGGGTGTATTCCTCGAAACCGTCCTTGTCCTCGCCATTGAAATGAAAGGCAAGAGTTCCGGGGCGCTTTACCAGATACTTGAAAGTGACAGTGAACTGCCGGGGGCGCTTGAGCTCGTCGAAGGTCTCAAAATCCGGATGGCGGTGGAAGTCTGAGTTGGCTTGTTCGATATAGCTGTTCTTAAGGCGTAGCACATTCTTTGCGCGTTCGCTTACTATATCGGCGAAAGATTCCTTGTTCGCATAGAAGTTACTGTTGAAGTACAGCAGCCGACCGTCAACTCGGAAGATGCGTATGTTGCTGCTACCGGTCCAGTACTGCATGTCAGCGGCAAAAGACGCATTGTTAAGGTAATTGTTCAGGGCATTGATTTCATCACGCACGGATGAGATTTCAGACTTGATAAGTCCTTCAATGACAGTGAACATTGTCAGGATGTCCTCACCGGCCATCGTAAGGAATCGCCCTTTGATTTCTACACCACCTTCCGGTGTGTACTTGATGTAAGTGCTCTCATCACGGGCGCCGATATAGGAAGTACCGTACACTTTCATGTAGGCATGCCCGGTGGATTTGTCAACACCGAAGGAGATTACATCTTTCCCCGTTAGGTTGAAGTCGTCAATGCCGGTGTAGAAAGTTATAGACGGGGATGTCTCGTTGGTAGACGATAGCACGATTGCGCTTTGAAGGTCTACATCTGTACGGTGGCCCAATCCTATAATATCGTCACCTGCTTGGGGGATATCACTACCTTCATCACAGATGGCCTTGGATAAGTCAATATAGTCACGCCCCACAGCCATGACCTCACGCCAATAGTAGCGGTTGGAGGCGTTCAGGGTAGTCCCTTCGACGATGTTGCACTCCTTTGCTTGCGCCAGCGAGCCTACACTAAATTCGTTTGCTATCGCTTCACCTTCCTGCTCGGCAAGGAAATAGCAGCGGTAGGCATCTTCCAGTTCCTCCACGCGGATGCACTTCATACCGGCATGGGTGATTATCTGTTCACCGCCTACATGGGTGGCTTTCTTAACCTGCAGTTCTTCAAAGACGGCCTTTATCTTCACATACAGACGGTCAACGACAGCTTGGGAAGTACCGTCTTCACGGACGGTAATACCACTGCCATTCTTGCCAATCAAAAGGCCTTTTAAGAATGTGATAACCTCCTCCGCTACGTCGCTTGCATCCTTTCTCAAGAACATTCTTAGGGTACGTAAAGCAGAGAATACATTGAAGTTGCTTGCGGCCGTAGCGTCGTTGGTCTTGATGACATAGATGTTGCTTCCTCCCGAACCGGTGAAGGTCTGTCCCTTAAAAGTCAACTCTTCGACTTGCGTTTCAATATCGGAAAGGCGGGAATAGGCGGTGCTTTCGCCAATCGTATACTGCGGGGAATCGTAAGGCTTGTCGAGGTTGATTTCAAAGCCGATGACACGGGACAAGCGCCCGTCCTTGAAGTAGGCAGGATTGACAAGGTTGATGCGCTGTCCTATGTCAAAGCTGTGATTTATTTGGTCTTTGTGTACCCAGATGGAGTTGAGCGTAGCCGTATAGGTGCCGTCGTCGATGCAGGTCTTTGCCACGTACTTCTTTGCAGTGGCAAGCAGTTCCTCTTCGGCAGCAGCCACCAGCCCAAGTTCGGTTATCTTCTCGGCATTCCAACCAGACAGTACATACTTGTCACCTTTTGAAGGGAACAACACTTCATCCGGCAAGGAACGGCCGTAGTCTTCATTCTGTACAATCTCCCAAAGCTGGGCATCAGGATTCCATGTGCCGTCGTCGTTCTTCTCGGTCAGACCAAGAGGGTTAAAGGCAGCACCGAACTCCATGCCGTTGAGCTTGCCGGATTCGAACCTGATTTTGAGTTCCTGTCCTTCAAGGATGTATTCCTTCGAGAAGTTGATGCCTGAATCCTTGAACCGGTAGAAGGTAACTTTTGTCTTTGTATCATCTTCATTATCTACCTCGCTCTCATAAGAGCTTACACCGGTGATTTCACCCACCCGTTTGGGATAGACGTCGTCGAATACAACAACGGCTTCAATGGCTTCCAAATCGGTCAAGCCCTCGTGGGCATCCACGTATGGAGTGCCTGCCGGAAGCATAAGGCGCTTCTGGACGATACCGTTGACAACAGTGGTCTGGTCTACCGGGCGATAGTTGGTAGGGATGTTTCTTGTTGAACCGAACGCATAGATTCTTGTGGCATAAGTACCCTTGCTGTCACTCCGGCTCATGTCCTTGGCTTCCTTGCCAAGTTCAATCTTAACAGCGTCGGAGAACTCACAGCGTCCGAAGTTGATGACATGGTCCGTTACCCAACAATCACAACCCCAGTTATCAGCCATGCTGAACATAGCATCAATGAGGTTGGTATTGTCATAGGTCATCAATTTGGAGGAGTTCTCGACACTATCGTCAATGGAGAACACGAAGTCTTTTCCCTCATATTTATAACCAAGAGCTTTCAAATTGCGAAGGAATACACCCATCTGGACATCCAGTGAAGCGGTAAGGGACCAGGACGCTTCCAGTCCTCCGTATTCCGGGGTGTACTTGAATATCTTTGTTTTCCACTTGAAATAGTAAGCGTCAAAACGAAGTTCATAGGAGTAGCCTCCGTTCTTGTAGGTCGGATAGGGAATATCTACAATCTGATAGATTTTTGCCAATTTACCGCCCATGGAGGCATCGAGTACCCCACGCAAGTCAACGTAATCACCTACTTGGAAATCGACTGGGGACAGAGTATTAAAAGGTAGTACGACATAGTCCTCTTTCATTAAAGAGAACTTGCCTTTTGCACCGGGATTGATACCAGTTGAAAAGCGGGTATTGCCTTGTATGTCCTTAATATCTATCATGTAAACAAAGGTCGGACATAAAAAAAAGAAGCCCTAAAAATTAGAGCTTCCATACACGACAATGAATTTAATGTCGTAAATTTCTAGCCTACAACACGGTTAGATGGATTATACTCACAGAATTTGGCTGATATTTTCCCAAATGTCCGGTCTAAGCTTTGGGCATAAGAAACGCTCTTTCCTAAATACAGCAAATGATAAATATCACTACTGTTCTCAGGAATCTGAATATCAATTTTACCTTTGTAAAGTTCTTCATAAAAAGCAGTTTTCTTTGCCTGATAATCGGCAGGAGAATCACCTTCTACTGTAAAAACAAGAGTTAACTCACGCTCATCAAGCTTGGGGTTATCCATAAGAACTTGTTTCCCATGTTCCAAGCGTGATTTATTCTCTATAAACTCTTTCAGAGGTACCGGTGCTCCCAGTACATCAAGAAAGTTATCTCCCATTCTAACACCCCACTCTTTTAGGGCTTCTCTTCCGTTTATTATTAATTCTGCCATAACTATTATAGATTCTTTATATCCTGCTTGATATCATTTGTATTATCGAGTATTCGCGGACTATTCTTGGCAAGAATAACAGAGTTTTCAAGTATATCTCTACGGTCCATGTTACCTTCTACTTGGAATGTTCTCATTTCATCTACGATTCTTTCCATATTGGAGACTTTATCGGTCAATGCCTTTATGTCCTCTGTCGGGAAAACAACATGTACCTGTGACTGATAGCCGCTCGCTATTGTCTCTTTGGCTCTATCTGCGAAATTAGGAGTTCCAGATAACAAAGCTGGGACATCCCCGCTTCTAAGATTGAGCAATGAAAGTTTGCCATTGATGGATGAAAGTAAACCGGTCTGTTGAATGGACTGGTTCTTTATTTCTTCCCCGGCAACCTGCAAAGCTGTAAAACGTCCGTTAAGTTCTTCGCCGGTATCTTGTGACATGGCTTCAAAACCCTTACTACTCGCCTGCTGTGAAAACATGGTTCCAAAGAACTGGTTGATGGCATCAACTTCTTTCTTCATGTCGTCAACCATCGTCTGTTTCATGGAGTCGAGGAGCTGCTTTTCTTCGGAAGTCAAGTCGTCATCTCCCATGGCCTTTTTCCACTCATTGTACCACTTCTGCATCTGCGGTTTGAAGTTCTCCACATACATGGCCTTAATCAAAGCCTTGCGCATGTATTCGCTCATGTCATCGGAAATATCCTCCGCTGTGGCCTCTATATCGCACAAGGAATTCAGAATACCATCAGAGAACGACTCCCATTCCTGCTCAGCTTCATTACGGGCGTTCTCCGCTTCCTGGGCGGCTTCTTCCGCACGGTTGATGGCTCCCGTATCAAGAGTGGGGAAAAGCTTGTTAGCCGCATCCACAATGTCGACACCGGCTTTCTGAATTTCGGCTATCATCTCGTCCAGAGTCTTGCGCTCGGCCGTATCAATGGCACCGTCTTTCATAAATTCCGTATATTTGTCATACCAGGCCTGAATCTGAGGCTGGAGCTGGGCAGTAAACATGGAATCCACCAAAGCATTGCGCATATATTGATAGATATTGTCGGCTATGTCCTCGGCGGTAGCTTCTGCGTCATAGAGCACACTCTTGATACTGTCGGAGAAAGAGTTGAACGCTTTCCTTACCTCCTCTCCAGAGTCTTTCCACGCGTCACTGATTTCCCCGGCAGCATCGGCGACCTCCTTGCTCAACCCGTCAATGTCATTCTTGATGTTTGTACGCTCTTCATCGGTTACAAGTCCATCCTCTGAGTATTCCTTCCATTTTTCCCAGATGGCCTTGATACGCGGTTCGTACTGTTCAAGGTACATTGCCTCAATAAGCTCTTTCCGCATGGAATCGGAGATATTCTTGGCAACAGTCTCAGCAGTAACTTCCGTATCATACAAGGAACTTAATATCCCATCGGAGAATGATTTGAATTCCTCCTCAAGTTCTTTCTTTAGGTTGCTCTCAGTAATGCCAAGAGTATCACTCAGAATATCCTTAGCGGCCGTAATGTCGTTAGCCAACTTCTCCGCTTCGTTTCTTAACGCATCCTTTTCAGCGCCGGTTATGTCACCGTCAGACATGGCTTCCTGAACCTTCTTGTATAACTCCTCTATCTGCGGTTGGAAGCTATCAGTGAACATCTTATCAACCATCTGCTGACGGATGTACTCAAAGATGTTGTCTGTCACATCCTCGGCAGTGGCTTCGACAGAGGACATGGCAGACTTGACGCTATCAACAAACGACTGCAAGTCTTCGGCGTTCTTCAGCTTGTCAGCAAACAAACTATTAACGTCCTCTACGCCCTTCATCATCTGCTCAATGTATTGGTCAATCTGAGAGCCGAGTTGTGCCATGTCACTCTCGGACAATCCGTCTTTGGAAAGCCCCTCAAAGGTCTTGTACAACTCTTCCATCTTGCTCTTGTACTCCTTTTCATACAGAGCGTTAATCATTGCCTGACGGAAGTAATCATAGATATTATCAGAAACATCCTTGGCCGTCACATCAAGGGAAGTAAGAGAACTCTGCATACTACCGATGAAATCCTCATAGTTATCCGTGCTACTGTCGGTATCCTCTTTGGTCCATCCGAAAATTTCCGCAAGCTTGTCACGTTCGGCAAGTGCGGAACCGGCAATTGCGTCATACTGCTTCCGAAGAGCCTCCATCTCCTCCTTCGTAATGCCTCCTTGGTCTTTATTGGCCTGGGCAAAGGCATCGTACCACGTTTGAAGGTCCTCGGTAAATTTGTTGCCTACCATTGTGGTAAGCACGGCACGCTGCATATATCCGCTGAAACTGTCAGAAAAGTCTTTCGCGGAACTGCCCATATCCATGAGGGTATCCACAAAACTGTCGAAAACGCTATCGAACGTTGTCTGTGTCAGTTGTTCACTAATCTGGTTCTGAATATCCTCAATCCTTTCCTCTCCATCTATAATGCCGTTCAAATATTCTTGCACGTCACCGTCCATCTTCGCCCAGAAGGCAGGAGCTTCGGATTTAAGTTTCTCCAATTGCTCAACAGTGAGGTCAAACAGTCCGGTCATTCTTCCGGTCCCGATAAACTCTTTGGCGGCATTGACTGACATGTCGAGTGCGTCGGCAATGTCCTGCCAGTCGCTTGACGAGGTGTTCTTTGCCATCCGCTTGCCAATGGAATGGGAACCTGCGGATGCACCGGAATTAAGGCGCTCTTTTCCCAGCAGGCGATATGCCTCAATCTGCTTTTCAACAAGGCTAAGCGCCTCTTCTCCGACCTTGTCCGCTTCTATACCGTAGGAAATGCCGATATATTCCAGTTTCTTGTCTATCAGCTCATCCCATATCTCATAGAGTTTGTTATATTCCTCTACCATCTCGTTATAGTGGGAATAATCGGCACCGAACATCCCATCCAACGCAGACACTACAGCGGAAATTCCAGAAACCGCACTCATTGCGCCTCCGACAATATCACCCGACATGATTTGCCCGACCCCGGATGCCGTTTGTCCTAAGCCGCCAAGCGCATCAATGGCACTTGTTATCTTACTGTCGTCAAATCCGAATATGTCGGCGATACTTGAGCCAAACTCATTCAATGCAGGGGCAAAAGACGTCACAGTATTTCCTATATCGGTGATTCCTTGACCGATTTTCTTGGAATCGTTGCCACCCTTTTTTATGGCTTCTATCCCTTTCTCCAAGTCAGAGACGAAAGCCTGCCACGGTGATTTTCCTTTAAGTTCATCCTTTAACCCTTTGATTGCGTCTGTAACATCCTTGATGGATATTTCCCCTTTTTCTATCCCTTCAATGTCTTTATCGGTAAAGCCCATTCCTTTCAAATCAGCAATAGAAATGTCTTTATCAGTACCGGACATGTACTTGACAAGGGTTTCGTATTTGTCAATGATGGACTGAATAGCGGAAACGGACTTATTGCTGGCATCTTCAAAGAGGTCTGCCATCGCCTTTGTGGAGTGACCGAACTGTTCATCAAGCTGTTCAAGAGCCTTGTTCTTTTGGGCTACCTTGGAAGCGTACTCCGGGCTGTCGGTTTGCAGTTTGGCTATCTCGTCATTGTACTTCTGAATAAGATTTTTGCGCTTTTCCTGGTAGTTGCCGAACTCAATGAAATACTCCTGCCATGCTTTTTTGTCGGCTTCAAGTTTGGCTTTACTTGTTGAATCAATATCGCTTTCTCTTTTTTTAGCGGCATTAGAAGCCCATGTGCCAAGTTTCTCCTCTTGTTTATCTGTCAGTTTTTCACCTTGCTCCATTTCCCAATCCTTGCGCTGTTTTTTAATAGCATCCAGTTCTTTTTGATAGTCCAAGTCAATCTGAGCCAGCTTCTTTTCAGTGCCATCCTCCATGAGGTTGATTTCATCCTGCTGGTTTTTCCGACGAATGGAAAAGAGTTGTTCGGTAAGCAGTTCTTGCTGTTTGAGTTGCTTGGCGGCTGCTTTCTTGGCTTGATTTTCCTGCTTAGTCAACGAGCTTCCAGTGATGCCACCTAAATCTTTATAGGCTTTCTCTTTTGATAGCATATCTTCACGGGCCTTTTTTACCTGTTCCGATGTTGCTTGTTGGTCTTTTAAAAGAACTTCATAACCTTTCTTTGCCTTTTCCCAATCGGATTTGGCTTTCGCAAGGTCTTGCTGGTAGGTTGAGGTTTTACGTGACTTTAACTCCGATTCAAGTATATCTATTCTACTTTGCAATTCAGATTCAGTAGTCGCACCTTTCAAAGAACCAATGCCTACATTCAAAGAATACCACTTATTATTCTTTCTTGCTTGTTGAAGGCGCTTCATTTCATTCAGTTCTGACTTTATCTGAATATCAGTATTTTTCTTTAAATCAAGTTGCCATTGAGCGAGTTCATCTGAGCGGACTTCTTTTTGATAACTTGTGAAAATGTTTTTTTCTTCATCCAACTTTGATTTCAAAGTAGATAAAGTTTCATTCCTATATTTGTCAGCAAGTTCTTTCTCTGATTCATTCAAACTGTTTTTATGAAAATTCGGGTCTTCTCCGAACCTTTTCCATAATCCGATAACCTGTTCGTATTCACCAATTAGTTTTTTAGAGTTGTTGTAATTAATTTTATTCTCTTCTACGTTCCTCTTTCCAGCTTCCTCATTGTATTCTTTCCATAAAGCTATCAAGTCTCTAATATGTCCTTTTTCATCTATGTATTTTTGGAAGAGAGCGGGATATTCATTCTTTATTGCATCCATTGCCTTCACCCTATCCATAGAAGAGGTATATTCATTTTGAAGGGTGGAAATCAATTCTTCAAGCCTTTGTTTATGTTCTTGCTCTTTTTTAATAGACTGTTTCTTTTGCTCGTCAAATCTTTTTTGCGCTTTCTCCGCCGCGGTTGTCGAATCGTGGAAAGCCCACATTGCAGCACCAAGCCCAATAACGGCAGTAGCCAACAAAACATAAGGATTAGTAAGCATTGCAGCGTTTAAAGCTAACTGCGCTTTTCGTGCCAATAAACGGGCATTGGTAAGTCCAATCTCCACAAGGGTATGCTTACTTTCAGCAGCAGTAACAAGCATCACTGCGGTCCGGTATGTACCATAAGTAACCACTAATCCAGCCAAGACCTTACCTACTGTTTCATAATTCTGAATCAACGAAGTTGTCATTTGAATACCGTCCATGATAACACTTTCCGACTTAGTTCCCAATTCGTTAAACACGGAATCCAAAGCATCCTGCATCATAGACAACTGTCCGTTGATAGTCTTTGAGGCATTCTCTGACATATTGTAGAACTTACCGCCTGCCGATGTGGCATCTATAAACGCCTGCTGTACCATTTCAGCGGAAACAACACCTTTGGACATTTCATCTTTGAGTGTAGCAATAGACTTTCCTGTCTTTTCGGAAATAATCTGTAACGGGTTGAATCCAGCGTTTATCATTTGATTCAGATCCTGCCCCATAAGTTTACCCGCTGCTGACATCTGTGAAAATGCCAAAGTCAGCGAATTGAACTTACTGGATTCTCCCATAGAAATATCACTAATGGCTTTCAAGTATTTGATAGTGTCTTCTGCTTGTATGTTAAATCCAAGCATCATCTTTTCTGCTCCAACCATATCTGACATAGTAAGTGGAGAAATCTTAGCCAGCTCCTTGATTTGCGGAATCAGTCGCCCTGCTATATCTTCTCCAACCATAGTCTCAATAGCGGTCTGCATAGATTGAAATTCGCCACGCACACGAATCATTTCAGAACCTAATGCCTTTAATACTCCGGCGCCACCAATAACTGCCAGCGCTTTCTTCCAAGATATAGCGATACCTTCGTTAGTTTCTACTACTTGTTTCCCATCATTCTTATAAAGTGTATATTCATCCCGGAGTTTCTTTACGGAAAGACGCGCTTCGGCTTGCTGTTGGGTGAGGTTGAATAAAGCATCCCGTTCTTTACCGAGCGCTCTTTCTTGTTTGCTGATGTGATTAAGCAGTTCTTTATCTTCCCCACCTCTTGAAACGATGTTCTTATATAACTCCTTATTTTTACGAATAGTTGTTTGAAGAGAACCTATGGCATTCTTTTGAGCGATAATCTTCTCTGTGAACCCATTTACAGATTGGGAAGCATCGAAGATTTTCCTTTTGAATCCCGTTTCCATCTCCGCTCCAGCTTTGGCTGCATTAGTCACCAACTCATCCAATCTTTGATTAGATGCAGCAAGTTGGACATTTAAAGCCTTGAAAGCAGCAGGAGACTGCGTGCCATCCATGCTCATTAACTCTTGTTTTAACTTCGCAATTTCATTACGGAGCCTTACAACTTCTTCCCAGTCACTACCTACCTTAAAATATAATTTCGCCATATCTATTTCTTTTTCCTACGATTAGCCAATTCCTTACCACTGATTCTATTCACCTTCTGACCACCATATACTGCGTGTAATTTATCCCGTTGCATCATCAGCAGATTCCGATAAGGGATAATCTCAAACACTTCTGTATAACTCAGATGCAGCGTGTCAATCAAATAGGCTATCTGCCCGAAGAACGTTGTGTTTCCTACTGTTTCGGTCTTGCTGCCAGCATCGACACGTTCCTCATCGAGCTGACACACTGAAAAGCCGATATATCCATCATGGAGAAACACACCTCCAAAGCATTCCTAACTTCTTCAAAAGTCCCGTTCTCCAATTCTTTGACCAAACTATCATTCCCGCAGATGAAGCATGAAATACCTTTCAGCATATCTTCAGTAGCTTCAGGAAGCTCTTTAATAGCCTCCATGATATTATCTCCTCGCAGGGCGATATTGGAAAAATGATGAATGGCACGACAGATAATTTTAATTGTAGGAGGTTTGATGGTATAAACGATTCCACCTATCCCTACATTTTTAAAATCCAGCCCTAATAGGGCATCAGAAACCGTTTTTGCAGCTTGATTATTCATAACATTAAATTAAAAAGGCGGTGAGCAACCACCCACCGCCATCTGAAAACAATCCTTTTACTGAAAAATTATCAACCTTCCGGCACTACAACTTCCGATTCGTCAAACCACTTTTCGGAAGCCAATCCATCTACACCTGTGGAAAGGGGAACGGCCGAAACAGCCAATCCGACAGCCTTATCGGTATTAGAGCCACGGGCATTGATAGCCGCTTTCGGAAACACAACATAAACTCCGTCTTTGGTTTTACCAATCACACATTTATGAATAGGCTTATACTTGCCTCTTTCCCAATTCTTTTCTGTGGCTTTACCACCTTGTAAATCAGCCTTTGTAGCATAATCATACTCACCAATGGTGAAGTTGATTTTCACCTCACCCGGTTCAGACGTTTCCCGGTAGTACTCACCAGTCAAAGCGTTTTTGTAACGAGTTACACTTGCCTCTGCTTCTTCGTATTGATACGTGTCACCATGCACATTCTTGACCCGCTTCGTTGCTGCGTTTTTCAAGATGGTGGCTACTTCTGCGCCTGTTAATCCGGCAGCTGGAGTAGTAACCGTTTTAATCGGTTCTGCATAATACAGTTCGTCAATTTCTACTGCTGTAATCATATCATTTTACATTTAATACATTAAACAAAATTCTCACATTCACATAATGACACTTCAAAGCTGTATCCGCTTCCGTGCCAATTGATTCGATAGAATAACGATAGGTTGTACCGTCATAGGTGCTTACTACATCATCAAGCAGCTTGTTGGCTTGTCTTTCGAGTTCTGCCAATCTTATACGGTTAGAATAACCCTGAATGCGCGGTACGAATATATTCACCTCATTAAAGCTATTCTTCCAGTATTTACTTGGTATTTGCTTTTTCACGTGGATGATTATCATTTCCCTTTCCAATCCCTTTCCAGGGTCTATATGTGGAAAATCTTCACTTTTACCGTCATCACCTTCAAAGACAACGTATATCTCGTTTATACCAAGAGCTTTGCAATCCCGATGGAGTATATTCCCTATGGTTTGCGGTGTTATCATTATTCAAATTCCTCCTTTAATCGTTTATAAGCAAATAAAGCACCTCCACTCCTGACCATAAATCCATGACCTTCAACCTTAGATGCGTACTGATAACCATTAGGAGCGGTAGCATCATTATAGAGTTCCAAGCCTTCTTTTGATGCAGTATGTTTATTCGATTTACGCAGAGTACCACTTCTATCGGTATAGCTTCCATGTTCTTTATCGTATTCATCAGCTTCATAACCAACTTTATCTACAACTTTAAGAAATTCGGTTTCACCTTCCTCCATGAATGGCTCGAAATCTGAAAAATCAAAATCAACTTTTAAATCCATAATTCCGAGTAGTTAAAGTAGTTCGTGCTTTTCACCGTATAAACCTCGCCTTGACCTCTTACGCCATCACCATCCATGCAACGTACTTCATCGCCTGCCTTGACAGTGATTTTCTTCTCACACACCACATGGTAATTAGGACGATACACAGAGCCATTCTCGGATGAAAACTCCTTGGTCGTGTTGTCATCACAACGGCACTTACATACCTCCTGCCAGTATTCACCACCTGTACCGGGAATGGGTCTTCCGAACTCATCCTTATCCATCGGGGTAATAACCTTAACCTGCAATATGTGTGGAGCGAATATCATAAGAAAGTGCATTTAGGTTTGTTGCTCAACTCGTCTTTAAGTCCGTATTGCTTACAAAGCCATGAATAGTAATCCTTGATGCCTTTAATGTCCCAAGACATCGAGAAACCGCTTTCACTGATTGAAGTGGCACGAAGCAATAGAGAGGGGATGAACTTCGCAATCGCCACAGATACACGACCTCGGCAATCCTCGTCCATCTCATCCTCTCCGCTTACCTTCGCATCAAGACACATATCGAAAATGTCGGCTTCCGACAACCGAATGCCGAAAGTCTGATATTTCTGTGATATGTAGTCGTTTACCGTCATCTCAACAGGGAGTAATCAATTTGCTGTATGCGGTGTAAGAGTAATGCGTGCAATACTTCGATTTATAGATATATCGAAGCGGACATTTAGGAACATCAATCTGTTTCCATCGGACAGCCGCTTCTTTTTTCATCATGCACACCATAGCCGGAGCGTTTGCAAACAAGAACAAAGTCTGTGGCGTAGCCTGCACAATACAATCAGCCGGAACCGTTTCAAAAGCGACAAACTGAATGTCCGGCAGATTGGCATCAACCGATGGAGTCACATACTCACACTTAGAAGATTCCACACTCGATGCCTGCACACTCAACGAAACCAAAGACATCATCAAAAAGCCACACAGGGCAAAAATAAAATTCTTCATTTTCTTTATAGATTTATTAAATTAGACAATGGAAGGGTAGAATGAGCTACCCTGTCCGTTTATTCGATACCTAATGCTTCTTTCAGTTTGGCAGTTGATTCTTCATCCTGTTCTGAAACCTTAGCCAAAAGAGTTTCCTCTTTCATATTGCCGGTAGCCTGCGCACCGATAGACTTCAAAGCATCAACCAAAGCCTTCTTCTCAAACTCCTTTTCAAAAAGGGAGATTTTCACCTCCTTCTTTTCTTCAGGGGCTTTCACTTCGGTATTTTTTGCCTCAATCCGTTCAGCAAGTCTGCGGCTTTCCATATCCAGCACACGGGCTTCCTCACCGACTTCAATCACTTCACCGGGAGTATAATACTTTCCGGTGAACTTGTCGCGGAAAACTGATATAACCTTTATTTTCATATCCTACCTCCTTATGCTGATTGGATGGATGCAATTTCGCTCAAATCGAAATTAGTAATCAAATCCGGATTGGAAATCTGCGGAATCCACTCTGCCGTATATTCCATGTAGCGACCATTTTTGTCACGGTAGTTGGAGATAAGCATCTGTCCCTCTGACGGGATATAAGTACGTCCTTGTACCGGGTCTGTCGCTTCATACGGGGTATGATGGCGCATATAACCAATGTTGTCAGAAGGCAACAGAGCAATACGGTTATCCGCGTAAATCTGCACATTCTTTCCCGTCTGGTCTTTCACGTAGTCCTCCTTGATTTCGATGCGAGGCAGACCGATGCCGGTGAACACTTCGGAAGCCAAAGAAGAGGAAACCAATCCCGTACTCAACTTCATTTCGTTGCTGCCGAGAATCATCTTGTACTGCTCACCAAATTCAGATGAACCAAGAATAAGCTTGTTGAAAGATGCACGGGTCATTATCATCTTGGCATAAACGCCAAAATCCGGAGCCAAGGAATGAAGTTTCTCTCTCAAATAAGAGATAAACATATTTTTTCCGTCTACAACCACATCGCCACTTGTCGGCTTAATAAAGTTGAACGGAAGGGCAATCTCCAGCAGTTTATTATTGGTCTGACCGGAAGTAATTGCGGCATCCTTGTTGTAAACTGTGGCTTCACCAAGCATCAACAGCGCACCGATAATAATATCCATACGCTTGTGGGCGGCAAGGGTAATCTGACGGTAGTCGTCTGCCAGGAAGTTTACAATCTCTTCCATTGCAGCCTTTTGGTCGGCTGGCTTAGCGGCATTGAACTTGTCAATCAAATCCTGCAATTCAGAAAGACGGTCAATAGACATCTGATAAGCATCACCCAAATAGGCAATCTCACCATATCCGGAACCGATGTTCCGACGTTCACGGATGGGTTTCTCTCCAAAACGCGAATTGATGGAGCCGGCCATAACTCCGGTTACAGAACCGATATAATCCTTGAACACACGAGTAGTCACTCTGCGGAAAGTAAGATACTGCTGCCAATAGATTGTGTCCTTGCGTGTCTGGTTCACACGTCTGATGATAGCGGAAACAATGTTCGCATCATCGAATAATGTTTGAATCGTTAAAAACATATCCTACCTCCTTACTCGTTAAATTCAAACCATCCCTTCATGTTGGCTTTATCGTTCTCGGAGAACGGCATAACCAATTTTGAGGGTTCAATTTCTGCGGCTGTACGAAGCAATGAAACCAATGTGATTCCGTCCTCAACCTTTGTACGGTTAAACAGAGCCGAATTAGCCACATACTTTTGCTTTAAACCATCAACTGCAACCGCATTGAATAATACAGCATCTTTGGCGATATTCTCACCAAAAGCAGCCTTGATTGTCAAGACATCATAATTTGCATTTGTCTTGTCGATAGCCGAAACTTCCGCGCCTTTCGTACCGCTTCCGAGAAACATGCCAACGTATGCAAGGGAGTTCTTTTCTACCTTGATAGATAACGCCGTGTCACCGGTTGCGTATGCTTCTACTACTCTCACATTGATTACCGTGTATGCGAACTTATTTTTCAAGTCCGCACAAATCGGTGTAAATCCGGGAAGAAAACTTCCCACTACCAGGTTCTGCGTATCAAGTTTGAACGGACCACGTCTACGAATGCCGGTCTGGACATCGTAGCGTTCCTCTTGCTCAACGGGCGGAACCAAGTCATACTTAAATCCTGCTGACATAATTAATTCTTGTTTTGTTCAACAATAGTTTTCGTTCCCTCATCAATCATCTTGGCGATAGATTCAGATTCTTTCTCAATCTTCGCTTCCGCTGATTCGGGAGGGGTTACGCCTTTGAAGCCGTCATTTGCGAACTCCTGCTTCAAGTCCTTGAAGTATGCGTCCAAGTCCTCATCGTCCTTAATGGCGCATCGTTTGGCGTAGTTTTCGGGAATACCATACTCCTTTGCCTTTGCCAAAATCTGCTGGCTACGTGTTGCTTGAGCCTTTTCCGCTTCAAACTGTGTTAGCTTGTCGGAAAGGCTCTTGTTGGAATCAATTAAAGCTTGCGCCCATGCAGGCACATCGTCTTTATTCTCTTCCGTTTTGGTAGTAGTGGTAGTCTCGATTGGCTTACCGTCTTTAAGGTTATGCCTCTTTTCGTAGTTGGAAACTGCGGTCTTGGAAGCATCCCCGGCACGGAAATCACCATAGGAATTAAGCACGTCCGAAAAGCTGATACCCTCAATAATGGAGTTTACCTTTGTCTCGTCCGTTACACCCTCTGCCTTCTTAGTGGCAATTCGGGTTAAGATAGCAGTGTCCACCCCAGCGAATTTCTGTTGCAGCCCTGCCAAGATTTGTTCTAAGATTGTCATACCGTATGAATTTGATTTATAAATTTCTACGGTAAATTTCGTTATTTATAAAGAAGGTGAAAAATTATCAGATAGGTGATACACGACAATAAAACGATTGTCGTAAAATGGTATAAAAAAGGCGTGAAACCGAATGGAATCACGCCTAAATAAAGTATTGTAACTTATGCCGGTACAGCCATTAATTCACGCCCTACTGAACGTATTGTTTCTATAATATCTTCAAAACGTTTCTTAGACGGCTTCTTTGTTCCACTTACATATTGAGCAAACAAACTCTGAGAAATACCTAAACGTCGTGCTATGGCAGCAGCATTCAATTCAGGATGAGCTATAAATAAATCATAAAGAGGATTAGATTTCCTTTCCCGAAAGAATCCCTCAAAACTCAAATCTTCATCAAGCTCTCTCCAATGTATTCCGTCATGGCTCGTTGTGAAATTTGCGCGCTGCGCAGGAGTAGCCCATTTCAGCCTTTGGAAATCTGAAAACTTCTCACATGCCTCCTTCCCGTCAGTGGTACGTATCCATACCTCCGTATCAGTCAACCATACCTTTTCAACTATGATATTTTCCATAACCACTTATTTTGATTTATTAAAAAATTTATTCCAATGCTCTGCTATTACTTCTTGATTTTCTTCTATAACTGATTCTACAAGTTTCAGTTCAGATGACTTCAAGCCATTATTTTTGATTAATGTAACTGGAAATAAAGTGAATTTAGCACTTACATCCCCTTTGATTACATGAACATGTATAGGCTCATGGTCATTAGCGTAAAACATAAAACGAAAACCAAATAAAATAAATATCGTTGGCATACCTTTCTCTATTGATTACCCTACAAATATAGTAATTATTTAATTACCTACAACTATTCAAGCAAAAAATTAGCGGCAATTCTTTGATGTTGCCGCAAAATATTCTATTTTTCTTGTACTAAAATTATAATCCCCATAATTTTTCTGACTAAGAGGCGTTTTTCTGTCCCTTATTTCCGATTTGCTCATTCTTTGCCGCTTGCTCCTCCTTGATTTCTGCAAGCTCCTCTTCTATGCGACTTATGGTATAGGCTTTTGTCCTGCGCTTGTCAGTTTTTGATTTAATGCAGCTTTCATCTTAGCAGCTTTAGCAGCTTGAACAAAATACAAATCAAAAAGAAGCTCCAAAACGTCCAATAAGAACTCTGCTTCATTAGGTTCTACATCTAATATTTCACCAGAAGCTTGGTCTTCCATTCCATGAGCAGCAATATTCCCAAAACCACGTATTATTTCCAAGTTGTCGCTTATGTATGATGGGAGTTTATTAGTTGCTATTAGCTTATCAATCTCCGTTTTGAGATTTCGTTCTTTAATACCTTCTTTCAGACGGATTATATTCTGTAAGCATCTACGACTTAAGGCTGCACTTGCTTTGGGGCTAAATGGAAGTACCAAACAGGCTTCATTATAATCTTCAGCAAACTTAGATTCAACTTCAGGAGCAGCAGGCATTCTACCGCTTCCTACAGGGAATAGTTGTTTAAAATTGCAGGAATGTTGTTCTTTTATAGATATTGTACCGTCATGGTATTGATTAGCATTGTTTGCCTGTCCCAAAAGTACAATAGGCTTATCACATTCACTATTTGGACATCTCATATAGAATAGACTATAAAAAATATTTCCATATTTTCCTATGTATTTTTCTGAGAAATCTACATTTACTTCTACCTGACAATGTGGACATTTCATATCTTTAATATTTAATTTGTTACAATTTTCCAACTAAATTCTTCACATCCTCCGCAGACTTCACCTCATGTACGGTATCACCTACTTTTACGAAGCCTACTATATCTCCGGTGTTTGACTTCTCAAATAGTTCAGTTACTGGGACACCCAAAGCATCGGCGATTTTTTCCAATGTACCAATAGTGGGGTTGCCATTAATTGCTTTTGATAGCCCAACTCGTGACAAGCCTATTTTTTCAGCTAGTTCAGTTTGATTGATTCCTGCCTCTTTACATAGTTCTAAAATTCTAAATCTCATATATGTATATATTTAGTTTACTCTCATTATTTATGGCAAAGTTACTCAAAGTTTTCATATTAGCTAAATAAGACAACTAAAAGTATTCTTTTTATAGTTTATTAACTATATCTATTTTGCTAATTGAATACTTATAGTTTGCTTTGTAACATCAAAATGATAACTAAAAGTATAATTTAAAACATATAAGAGTATGAGCACAAAATTTAGAAGTCAGATGAAAGAAGTAATGCAAATGGCATGGTCTTTTGTTCGCAAGAACGGTTATTCAATGAGTGAAGCGTTGAAATGCGCATGGGCTAATTTGAAGCTGAAAGCGGCTTTGAAAGTGAAGATAGTAGAGTTCTACTTCAAAAAGACCGATGGCACGCCACGTCAAGCTTTTGGCACTCTCAAAGAGAATCTTATCGGTGAGGTAAAAGGTACAGGCAGAAAACTGAATGATAATTTGCAAGTGTACTGGGACACTGAAAAAGAAGAGTATAGATGTTTCAAGAAGTGCAACCTTATAAAGATAGCATAACTATGAAAACTACATTTTTAAGTGAAGAAGCACAGGTGTTGATAACAGGGCTTAGAGGTGAAGACAACGATACAATAACTTTTAAAGCTGCGATATGTGATGCGATGTCTACTATAATGTATATGCGCCAAGTGTACGCTAAAACAGAGAAAGAAAAAGGGATGCTGCTTGATGCTATTGATACATTGACCAATTATAATGAATTGATAACCGCATTATCAAAAGAGAATTAGCACATAAAGAGTTAGCAATAAACAAATAAGATAAAAATATGAAAGAGAAAGAATTTGGAAATATTTATTCATTAGGCGAAGATTTAGATGAAAGGTTCGCGTGGTGTGTACAGCTCATTGATAATGAGCTGTGTATTGCTATTCATTGCACTACACAATCAGGACACTCTCCTTTTAATAATAAAAGTTTTATTGCAGCAATACCAATAAAAAGACTTACTGAGTGCTTGCAGTACTTGTTTGAATCTTTAAATGGTTAATGTTACACGATTATCCAGAAAGGCAGTCTTCGCACGACTTTAAAGGCTGCCTTTAATTCACTTTAAAAATGAAATAATATGGATGAAATTTGGAAAGACATTGAAGGGTATGAAAACGATTACCAAGTATCAAATTTAGGTAGGGTAAAATCCTTGCCAAAGAAATGTTGGAACGGTAAAGGATATTGGTTTAGAGATGGACGCATTTTAATACCCATAAAAAGCAAAAAGGGGTATTTGAATGTATGGTGCAGAAAGCGCATATTTAAAGTTCATCGCTTGGTCGCAAATGCTTTTATACCTAATCCGCAAAACCTACCACAAGTAAACCACATAGACGGTGATAAAACCAATAATTGCGCTACTAATCTTGAATGGGTTACTGATGGTGAAAACTTACTACACGCATATAGGGTTCTTGGTAGAAAGCAAAAGACTGGCAAAAACCACCATAATTCACGAGCTGTTCTACAATTGAAAGACGGCAAAATTATAAATTCATTTGATAGTTTGAATGAAGCGGCACGCACAACTGGTGCGCACCATTCGGGCATTTCAATGTGCTGTAATGGGAAAACAAAGAAGCACAAGGGCTATCAATGGAGCTACAAAGAGGAGTGATTTCACTCCCCTTTCTTTATGGCTTGTTTCTGTATTTCAGCTTTTCTCTTTTCTTCTTGTTCTTCTTTTATTTCTGAAATTTCTTCTTCGATGCGGTCAATATTTCCAGCAAACATTACCCCATGTCGTTGCGACCATACACCACCTGACACAGCTTTTACAGCTACATTAACTTTATCTTCTAAATTGTCAAGGCGATACGGAACAACTTCTGTACTAATATCTATCGTTTCAGATGCTTTGTTAAATTCAGATGGATTTATAGAACCTAAAGCGGAGACTATGAAGTTCACACGTCTTTGCAAGAACTCACCGATAACCTCGGCATGATTTTGAACTTGTAAATGTGTCGAAAGAAACACGTAATCGAAAGCCACTCCCGACAAAGCATTTCCAGCACCACTCAACTTTTCAAAACTGATTTGTGGTGTATTCGTCATAGAATATGCTTTCTCAAAGAGGGTTTCTACTTCAAATTTTACGGTGTCATTTGCTTGGTTCCACGTCAGATACTGGGCATCCGCACCTTCACCTGTAAGTTTGACCATTCTGTCCTTAACCTTACCCATGAAACCCTCCACGTCACCGATAAGTTTCAATAAAGGGAAGAAATGATAATCGATGCAATCTGCATAATTGGATAATAATTTCTCCAACCGAACCCGAAAAGTCTTTATCTTTTTGCAATAAGGTTCAGGACGGTAGGCATAGAGAACTGGTAATTTGGGGAATCCATGAGTAAAAGGCGTTCTTTCTTCATACCCTTTAGATAAATCCCACTGATAGACCATCTTATCAGTGATAGTCATAAAGCAAGTTATCTCCGAATCATCCATGAGCTTCTTCTTGTACTCACGTGAGAAAGCAATCATCTTACCTTCATCATTGAAGAACGGATAAAGCTTATCCCCACGGAACGGAGACCATAATACGCTTTTCAGCTTCTTGGTAGGTTTTACCTTGCCTCCGAATGTAGTCTTTACTTTTTTCCAGAACTTCGCCCAAAACGAATCATCATCGGTAACATACCAATATTCTGCCGCTTCTTGTTCGGAGAGCCAGGCACGGACAACCTTCTTGTTCTGATATTTGATTTTGTTGGATTTAAATACAGCCTTTACCGCATCCAGTAGCTTCTTTTCATCATCATCAGTTGGAGTGCAATCCATAGACGGTTCTGTGCCGACCGTGAAAGCAGTTTGAATGTTCACTATATCCTGTTCCAATGGAATGGAGATACGGTTCACTGGTTCTGTTTTATACCTTGCTTCGATTTCATAAGTCTTACCAGTTTTTTCATCGAAGTGCTTCTCAGCTTCTTTTTCAAGAACCTTTCTGTCCGGATACTTCTTTTTGTCAACCATAATTTCATGGCGTTCCGGATTCCAATCGTCCCAAAGTTTACAACAGTCGGGAAGTTCAGTCTTCCTACCTTTCTTCAGGTAGTTTATCTTCTGCCCGATATCGGGCAATGCTAATATTTCTTCTAAATTCAATGGCATAGCTTATATTTTTAGTGTGTGAATATTCCAGTTAAATCTTTCGGCTTCAAAATGCGTCCAAGCAAACAACCCAATACATAATATCTAATGGCATCCATCAAATGATTATATTCATCTACTGGCTCATTGATGTAGTTTCCATCCTTATCTTTATCCCAAACATATTTCCGAAGTTCAGTAATAATATTGTAAGAGCGTTCTGTTACAAAGAACTCCATGTCTTTAATCTTATCAATACCCGCTTTGATGGAGCCGGGAAACTTATCTACCGGATAGATATTCACGCCTCTGTTCTTTATCTCTTGAATCAATCGAGGGTCTTGCGAATCGGCAAAAACTTTCATAGAGAAAGGCTTTAACCTATTGGCAATAGCCGACGAAAGCATATCCGTTTCATAGAAAAGTTCATCAACATACAAACGGTTATCAATAATACCACATCTTACAGCAGCGGAAGGATCATTAGTAAAGCCGAAGTCCTGCCCTATTCCTACCTTTTTACATTCCTGCGGGAACTCTTTCACAATTCCCCACTTCTTGAACACAGCACCTTCTGCAACGTCAGCCCACCGGCCGATAACCACATGACCATACTTTTCAGGATTACTCACCTTCATATCCTCTACCTCTTTTAGAAACTCCGGTGAAAGATTCTCCAAATTATCAAAGTAAGTCGTATGAATGTGGAGCACATTCGGATGAGTGGAAATCTGAACTTGTACACCGTCAATCTCCACCAGCTTGTGAGTTTTCTCAATGTATTTCTTGTAGATGAAGTGATTGGAATCGCATGGGTTCATTATGATAATAATCCGGTTCTGAATACCCTTCTTGCGAATGGAGAGCATTATCTTGTCGAACTCATCTTCGCTTGTCCACTCTTCCGCTTCATCGCAGACGAAAGTCGTAATGCCTTGAATGGATTTCAGTTTTGCTGTCTGGTTCCCGGAAGAAGTCTTGATACCCCGGAACATGATACGGCTCTTAGTCATCTTATTGACTATATCCGTCTTTGTGGTCTTGAAATATTTCGTGGTTCCGTCCAAATCTATCTTCTCCATCATTTCGGGGATGATAGACATACCGGCAGAAACCATCGTGTAACGGGTGTAAAGAATCTGATGAACTATCTTCTCTACGGGAGTCATTTCAAAAGTCAACCGCTCAATAAAGGTAGAAGCATTGAAAGACTTTCCGCTACCACGCCCACCGGTGATAAGAATTATAAATTTTTCCTTATCCTCGTATAATGGATGGTAAATTTCTTGAGGTACTATCATTTCAGCTTGTCTTTAATCCAAGAATCAATGTTGATGCCGTGCTCTATGTCTGTTGGAATATCAGCATCTTCATCAATTCTTGGAGCTGGTTTATTCCATTGTTCAGGCTTGCGATTTTTAAGCCAAAAGATACTAGCCGTTGTGTCAGGAGGAATCTCTTGTTCTAATTCCACAATTTCTATCCTTTCATTTTCACACCGCCTACCATTTTCATCGTAATAAACATCTTTCACCTTGATAGCCTGCTGGACTTTTACTTTCATTCCGGTAGCTTTCGTGTAAAGAGTGTTTTCTACTTTCAACTCAAGAGGCGCACGCCCGTTTTTTAATGCTTTGGATAATTCGGGGATTTTACCTTTCAATTCAGAGAAATACGTTTCATTGTAGCCGATGTTTGCAGCAATTTGCTTATCGTCTAATCCATCTCTCGCCCATCCTTCTATACGAATGAGATTATGGGGGTCTTTAAAGTCAAACTTCGGCTTTGCCATATTAATCTACTCTCTCTACCATATCCGATAAAACTTCACCTTTGATATACTTTTCTTGCGGTCTAAATCCGAACCGTTGCAAAAACACTTCTTTATTACTTTGGTTACTGAAAGTAAGAACTACGAATGTATCTACTGATTCTTCATTCTTTGTTTGAGAATGGTTCATTACAGCTTTTCGCATCTCACGTTTATTGTCGTAAATTTCGTTATTCAACTTCATAACCTCCTTATCTGCTTCGCTTGGTTCTTCTATTGAGGGTAAATCTACTTCAACCCCTAAAATACCAACATCGTTAATATCAAGACCCGCGCACTCGAAATCTATATCACTCAACATTGAAGCCAAAATATCTGTATCAAATTCACCCTGAACTTTTGTATTGTTGAAAAATATATTTTGTTCCTTTTCTTCTTTCTCGGACAAATCTATCATAGCAACTGTCAGGTTATAGTCCTTTTTCCTTTCAAGCGAATCAAGGATAGATATACGCTGATGCCCTGACACTATATTCATCGTGTTTTTATTCACCACAATAGTATCAAGAAGTCCCACTCGTTTTATATTATCTTTCAACTTCTTCTTGGCTGAATCTGATATTTTTCGAGGGTTATATTCTGCATTTTTAATTTGCCCACGATTAATAGTAGCAGTTTCAAATTTCTGATATTTACTAACTTCCTCCATACTTGGCTTCTATTAAATTAAATTCTTTGATAATCTTCTTGTAATCCTTCGGATAATGTTCTTTAATGTACAATATTGTTTCAGGGCGGAAATTAATACCCGAACTACCTCTTTTACTCCCCAGCTTCAGCGGTTCCGGTAGTTTATGCAACTTGATATACGAAAGACAATCTTTATTAGTCCAGTTCACGATAGGATAATACTTTTCATAATCAAAATGAATATCTGACTTGGCGGCTTTGTTAAACATGCCTCTACGGACGAAAGAATCAGATATCTTCATTCCATATACGACAACTTCAGTTTGATACTTAATTTTTAGATAGTCTTCAATATCACGTAGCTTCAACCTTTTTAGCCCATCGAGATGCTTCGCACTTAATAAACCTTGCATTTTGAAGTTGTATAAATCAGTATGAGGCAACTGAACTACCTCGACATTTCCATAAGAGCGTGCCCAATTAAAGAAAGGTTCTACTATATCCAGCCCTTTCACATGGTACAAAAAGCAACATACAACCTTTTTAAACTGACTTTGAAGCAAATGCAACAAGACAATGCTATCTTTGCCAGTCGCAGAAAAAAACAATATCGCCGTATCACTTTTCTGTGATGCGTGCAATATTGTTTCTTTCGTTTTCTGCATAATCAAGGCGTTCATTAATCACCTCCAAATGCAACAACAAGGTCAGAACGCTTTTGCGCCCTTGTTCCAAACCCTGATTGATGACCTACTGCCGCTTTACCGGCATTTACCCTACGCCCACGGTTACTAATACCTGTGGTACGATTGATTCTTCTTTTAATTTCTCCGACTCAGCCTATTTTTCACCTTTAAATATTTCTACTATATTGCCTAACTCAAACACTATATGCGCTATGGCGTATTCTTTACCTTTTTCTGTTCCAGTGATAAAATCACCGTTTTCATCAAATAGAAACTCCACACGAGCATCTTTTACTTCAACGATAAGATATGGGCGTTTACCTTTATATTCGCCTGTAACCAGTTTAAGCTTATCATACGATTTAGCTTTAACCATTACTTCTGAATCACCATCTGGAATATCTTCTTCTCTCTCATATTCTTTACCATCAACGATAAAAGAAACGTAATTTTCAACATTACTTGGCTTTATTTCTCGCCTCTCAAAACCTTTTTTACCAGAAAGAATCTCATCAAAAAACTTTTGCTTAATACTAAGCGTTAAAATGTTCATAATCGTGTCATTTTTTTAATTAATATTCATAGTTGCGGAAACAGGACTCGAACCTGTGCCCCCCACCAAGTCAAAGTGGTAAGCTAACCAACTGCTCCATTCCGCGATAGTACCCCAAAGATACTACCACAACCGAAGATAACGAAATATCTTCAATCGTTATACACGACAATCGGCTTATTGTCGTGAACTAAGCCATTTGTCCCGTCTTTCTCTACATGCCTCTAAAGTAGGCGCACAACAAGCAAACAGTTCGCCACTTTCAGTACGGTAGTCGTACTGGTACATTCTCACTCTCTTACCTCTCAACTTTGTTGTGTAGGTAGTGTAATTCTCTTTACCTGGCTGGCATACGCTGCAACCGTTCTTGTTTATTGAGTTCATAAGCTATATGATTTAATGATTTACTTATAAATGATATACAGATACTACGTGACTGCAAAAATCTCCATCACCATAAGCTATGATTTCGTATTTATCACCTTTCATATCGACAATGGTGTAATTCATATCCCTTTCGATTACTTCATAATCACCAGGTAAATGATTCTCTATAAAATCATCCATTGAATCCGAATTTGTAAAAAGGGCATATTCTGTTTGCCATCTGTAATATTGCAGACCGTCCAAGACCATTTGTTTAGTCAACATAATCATTTTTTACTTAATGCGTTGGCAATACTTGTTTTTAACAGTTCAATCCACTTAAGATTAAACTCTCTTTCTTCTGGAGAGTTAGTCTCGTTTTCTTTTCGTAATTGAGCTATAAGTAGGGATATTTCTTTTGCGTCCATAATAATCTATATTTAATGTTTCACATTCAATCTCTCTTCACTCGTATAAGCCACAACAAGACCGGTTTCATCATGCTGTATTGTTATGTACTCCTCACCCCTCTCTATAGTAGAGAAGTCGTACGGCGTACATAGCTTACCCAACACTTTGCCCAGTTGTTTCATCAGTGGGGCTTCAGGGCTGATAACTAAAACTAAATCTGCTTTCATAATCGTGTATATTGTGGTAGCCCGAAGGCTACCGGATTAAACTTAGAATTTCTCTATTTTAAGATTGTCGTTAATGACGAACATACGTCCACACTCTAAAATCACGTGGGTATCTGTAATTCGCTTGATTACTCTTACTACATCATCGTGCGATATGCGTGGCGTACCGTCTGCATGACAGCCATTAGACAAATCACCTGATACTCTATATCTCAAACCTACTGTAACTTCATTTACGTTCATAATCTTATATATTGCGCAGGGCTTTTACCCTGCTGGTTAAACTTATAATATCGTAATCTCTTTGTTGCCTATCTCTGTATCTACATTCAGAACCTCGTACTTTTGAGCCTTGTAGTTATAAACAACTTCACAGGTATTGAAGCCTCTGCCATCTTCTCTTTGGTCATAAACAGTATTTATATGCTGATACATTTTATTGCCTAACATGAAGTTTATCTTACCTGATGTACAGAAGTAGAATGCTACTGCATACTTCAATGTTTTCTTTTCATCAATCTTCTTTGTTGCCATGATCGTATATTTAAGCGTTAATACCAATTGTGTTTCTCATAAAGTCACTTGCTTGCTCTACTGACATACCCAGCTTCTTTTGAATCAAAATGAGCATACAGCTTACTTGTTCTTTTGTGTTCAAATTGCCTTGTACAAACTCTGACATGATGAACTTCTCTATTGTTCTTTGTTTAATTACTGATGCTGCCATAATCGTATATCTTTTAATTGTTATTACTTCTTGTTTGATGATGCAAATGTATGGGTTTATAATTACACTTCAAATAGAATAAAGATAAAAATGTAGCTGTTTAATAAACATTAGCAAAAACACAATTGTAAGGGTATACAATTACATATTTATTAATAAATCAATCTTCTTGATGCAATAAACAGCTACTTTTATTGCATTATTGATTTTATCATATTATATTTGTTCCGTTTATTATAATATACATTTGAAATGGATATAAAAAGCATCATTAAAGAAAAGGGCTACACCATTCAGGATGTAGCAAAAAAGATGGGTGTAAATAGAGTAACTCTTACTCTTACCTTACAAGGAAATCCCACCTACAAAAAGTTGAAAGAGATAGCCGACGCCATTGATTGCAATATAGTTGACTTCTTCCGAGACGAAACAAATAACTCTTCCACTTGTAAAGGAGAAGATAGTGAACTCACCGCCCTTATCCAGTATAAAGAAAACTTCTACAAAGCCGATACGATAGAGGAGCTAAAGAAAATTGTGGCTGAGATTGAAGAAAAACAGTAAATCACTTGTTCTGCAACTGTAAAATAGTTACATTTGCATAAACCATTAAATTATGGGTACAAAAGAGAAGTTGATAGAACGCTTTAAAAGCCAGCCAAAAGATTTTAATTGGGATGAGCTTGTACGCTTGTTCTCCATTTTCGGATATAAGATAGATAACAAAGGAAAAACAAGTGGGTCACGTGTCATTTTCGCAAAAGGGGAAAGCTCGTACACTGCGCATAAGCCACATCCAGGAAGTATCGTAAAAGGGTATGTAATGAAACAAGTATTTGAATTTCTGACTAAAAATAAATTAATATGAAAACATTGACTTACAAAGGTTACATAGGAAGTATTGAGATAAGCGATGAAGATAATTGCCTATTTGGAAAAGTCCTTGATTTGCCAAAAGATACAATGATTTCGTATGAAGGTGAAACTGTATCTGAATTGAAAGAGGATTTTAAAGGAGCTGTGGATGATTATATAGCATATTGTAAGGAAGCCGGAATTACACCGCGTAAAAGTTATTCTGGTTCCCTGAACATACGAATTTCCCCAGAGGTACATAGCAAAATTGCCATTCTCGCCCAACAGGCTGGAATATCAATAAACGCTTTTATTAAATCAGCCGTAGAAAAGCAAGTTGCAACTATGTTATAAACAACCATGGATAAAAAAGAACTCTTTATTTGTGAATGCAACAGCATCGAACATCAGATTGTGATGTCATATTTTGAGGATGAAAAGGAAGTATATTGCAACGTACACTTAAAACCCGAAAGAAATGTACTCAAACGAATTATCCATGCTGTTAAGTACATATTTGGTCATCGAAGTGCATATGGAGATTTTGACGAATTTATTTTCAATCCTAAAGATGCAGATAGGTTGCAAAGTGTTGTTGACCATTTGAGAACAGAAAAGCCGGAGCACTAAACTCCGGCTCATTAATTGATTAGCCCTTTGATTCTTAACCGATTTACGATTTCGGTGTAAAGATACTCTATATCCCCACTGAAATCCCCATAGTTCTGATACAAAAACACGACATCCGCACAGTTGTCGGAAATGGTACATTCTGATTGAACACCAAGAACCCTTGCTAATTCAGGTCGTAACCCTGCTGTCATTTTTCCACCGGCAAGCGAGCTTGGAGAAAACAGATACAGGATAATGAAAATGAACTTCTTCCGCTGGGTTACACTGTCAATATTCGGTGGACATCCTCTCTCATTCAGCAACTCAACGAATATCTTGTAGATTTCATGGATAAGGCTTTTGTCTTTCAAAATTGGGGCGGTCAAGGCGTTTTCTTCCTCTGAAAGTTCTGATTTCTCAATACGAATCTTTTTAAGACGAATTATTTTGTTAAAATCCAGTTCCATAACACGATTATTTTAAAAGTAAATAGTATATTTGCATCATAATCGTGTGAGGGAGGATTGAGTGGTCGTGCGCTTGGTTCTCCTTTTTTTTATTTTACAGAGTTATTCTTTTCCTGAATAATCCGATTTTGCTCGTTCACCTCCCTACCCCATATCATAGCGGAATAGATGGCTTTTGCATACAAAAAGAGTTCCTCACGACTGGTAAGGAACTCAACTCGAAGGGCTGCACATTTCGCATCAGTCCAGACATTTTCATTTCTACTCATTGACTATTTGTTAATTTTATAAATCTATTACGTTAATGGTTAACATACATATCCGCTTGCTAAACCATGTTATAAGATGGCTGAACAAAGGCTCATAATTTGCATAACTTCCACAAATCCGTACCTTTGCAATGTGTTTTTCATAGTATTAGATTAAGGTTAATAAAAAAGATTGGCTGTCTGGGAAGATAGCCTTTTTTTGTAACCATTGGCAATATCTTTTCTTTATTAATCACCTGGTCGTTCATACCGTTTCTTCAATTGTTTCAAGACTATTTCCATACCGTTATCCAACCCTTTCTTATAGCCGGACATATGTTCACCTATGTTGTAAATCAAACATCCTACAACAAAAAGGACAACCCCTAAAGCTCTATGCCAATAAGGGAGTGATATGCTGAACGGCGAAAATGTCAACCGGAAATGCCCGATGAATAATACTGCGATGACGAATATCGCAATAAAGAAAATGAGGTCTGTTTTCATGTCAATTGCCGTATAGAATATCCAACAACTCTTTCGCTTTCTTATAGGTATCAAAGCCTTTAATGTTCGTCCACCCATACGAAAGACGGCTTTCTTTTCTGACTTGTACAAAATACGTAGTTATTGGAATACAGCCGCTATATTTTGTTTCTCTTACAATCCTATATCTTTCCATATTAAATACTGTTAACGCATAAGAAACAACACAGCAGCTACAGCCCAACCGGACAAAGCAATCATATAAAGTACAAATTTTGTATAACCAATCCATTTAGCTTCCCGATTGAATTTGTTTATCGCTCCTTTTAAGTCTCCAAACCGTTCTTCAATGTCCCACATTACATTTTCTTTGACAATTTTCCTAAATCTCTCCCGTACATTCTCTGGAATGTAGAACCTGTTATCTTTATAGAAGAGATATGTAGAGCAATCAATACGACAGTAGTCATTATAATCTCTTCCAGTGTCTATCTTGATTGTTATTTCTGCCACGCCTTTTTCTTTCCATAGGTCAATGGCGTGTTTCTCAATTTCTTTCTCATTGAGCTTGGCAAGGTCTGCAAGCTTGTTATAATCGTATTCGTCTAACTGTACAATCTTTCTCATAATTAATTAATCCGTTTCAGTACATCCTTGTTGGCTTCGAGTATCTCATCGAAAGAAGGGATAGGCATCCAAGCTACTGGTTCCCATAATGGAGGTATGCTGCTCATTGAACTATAAATAGGACTGTCTTTGTATACATCATTGATATAACCGTCCATACAGAACCATACTCCATTACAGTATGTGCCATTAAATATTGCGCCATGCTTGCACATGATAATGATATTCTCATTTTCTTCCGGCAACTGTTCCTTAACGCTTATCCACGGTGATTGCTTTGCCTGCCATTCGGCACCCTTTATAAATGCAGCTTCTGCAATTTCATCATATGTAATCCCATGATTAGGGCACTCATCTATTGAGTGATATTGGGCATATACACCTATTGATTGGGCAGTTGTACGTCTGCACTCTTTAGCTGCTTCTTCTACTGTCTGTTTCATTTCTTACCCTCCTTATCAAATTCGGATAATGCCTGCTCACAAAACTTGACCTGCTCCAAAGCATAATCCCTCTTATAGGTTACTATATCACGTGTTGTATAGTCCGTATAACATCGGTCTATAATGCTTTTAATATAAAATCTCACTGGCTGCTCACAATGGTTCAGAAGAATCACGTATTCATCATTTCTCGGATGAAAGCACAAAAAACGATAATAATTCACTTCACCATTTAGGCATTCAATCAGTTTTTCATCTGTCTTTAGATTTTCAATGTCTTCTATATTTCTTATTGGTCTCATAATTCAATATTTTTTATTATTTTTTCTATTCCGCTCGCTCTGTACCTCTGCCATACACATCTTGCACCATGACGCTTTCAGATGGTATTCCTTACCGTTACGACGGGCTATTCTATCGAAAAACCGGGATAATGGAAGTGCTCTACCACAACGGGTGCACAGTTTACGCTCCACTCCGTCAACGACCACCCGGTTACGGGGTTTCCTCCTCACGATTTCACATGGTCCGCATTCGGACGCACCGTACCTCCTGCAATAGGCAAGTGAGTGCTTGCCGCACTTGGCGAAGGAGGTGCAATCCGAACGGGGAACTATCTGGTGAATGTTCATACGGCATCATTCATTAAGTCGAACAATGTGGGTGCGCTGACCTCCATCTCTGCCTCATACAGATATGAAAGACTATCTTTCCAGTAGTCGTAATTGAGTTCGGTTGACAGACCTTTCCTCCCCAGATTGATAGCGCAATATGGAACAGTGCCGATACCTCCGAAGGGGTCAAACACCAGTTCACCCCTGTTTGAATACCGTTCAATCAATCTTTCGACAATATCTAACTGAAGGGGGCAGATGTGGTTCTGCCGTTTCTTCTGCGACTGCTTGGTATTGAGCGTGCGCATCCGGGTGACATCATCCCATATCCAGGGCTTCTTGCTTACCGGGTCAACGGCCATGAATGTCTTTGGCAGTTTTCCGTATGCCTCCAGCTCTTCGGCGAATGATACGTGTTCCTCATAATCATAGACGTGCCCACGCTCGTAGTTCCTGAATAGGTGGCGTATCTTATCTATTCCGGCTCCTTTCATGTCCTCATAGCTCAATAGAGAGTTACCAGAAGATTTCCAACTTGCATGGGCATCTATCTGCCAACGGGC